GTGCATCAAGGTTCTTTATTTACAGGACTATCTAGTGTTATGATTTTAAAATTACCACAACAAACAGGCATAGAGTATTCTGCTTCTGATAGACCTATGAATGGTCAATTACAAATATTAGGTAATTCATCTGGTCAATTTTGTAATTCAGATTATGGTCCTATAATGAAAGAAAGAGATTTTTATATTTTTCCGTACGACATGAGGCACTGTGTATATCCATTTAATGGCCCGGGTATAAGAAGAACTTTAGCTGCAAATATGGATGTGCAATATGATCCAATTAAAAACAGAGGAGCAAGTTAATGTACGAAAATCAAATTATAACAGAACCTAAATGGAAAAGTTGGATAGTAGAAACAACCACACCATTGTTTACACCAGATCAGTGTAGAAAAATAATAGAGTGTGGTAGAAATTTACCGCCACAACAAGCACAAGTAGGCATGGGTAAACCTGGTGGAGGGACTGATACTAAAAAAAGAGTTACTACAATTAGTTGGATTCCATTTAAAGAAATGGAACCCATGTATCGTGATCTTAATAAGTTTATACAAAAAACAAATGAAAATCATTTTGGTTTTGGTGATATTAGAATTACAGAACATGCACAGTTTACAGAATATCCGGAAGGTGGATTCTATGATTGGCATATGGATTGTGATGTAAACATGCAACACGAACCACCTGTAAGAAAAATATCAATGACATTATTACTTAATGACCCATCAGAGTTTGAAGGTGGCCATTTAGAACTTATGGCACCTGGTAAATTTGCAGAACTTAAACAAGGTCATGCTATTGTATTTGCATCATTTTTAAATCACAGAGTGCAACCTGTAACAAAAGGTGTTAGACAATCACTTGTTGTTTGGTTTGGAGGTAAACCATTTAGATGATAATAGAAAAATTTTTTCCAACATTTGTATATGCTAAAGATGTAGAATTAAATAACAATCAATTAGCTCAAGATATTGTTACATGGTCTAAGCAAGATCCGGGTGTTTCTAAAACTAACGTTAAAGGTTGGCATTCAACAACTGATATGCACACAAAACCAGAGTATCAACAACTAGTTAAAGAATTATTTAAAATGCAAGAAGAAATATTTGTTAATGAACATTTAGATAGAGGTCCTAGACTAGGTAATATGTGGGCTAATATAAATCCAACAGGAGGTATGAATCAACCACATGTGCATCCTAATTCTTTGTTTTCTGGAGTGTATTATGTAAAATCACAACCACAATCTGGTCGTTTAAAAATATATGACCCTAGACCTGGAATACAAACTGTAATGCCACCAAGAAAACCAGGTGATCCTGGTAAAGATCTGTGGAGAGAAGCATACATTGATCCTGTGCCTGGTAGAATTATAATGTTTCCTGCATGGTTGTGGCATTCTGTTGAAGAAAATAAATCAAATAATATACGAATATCAGTAAGTTTTAATTTTATACAAGATGGCTTTCAATAAATATCAAGTTATAAAAAATGCAATTAGCTATGAATTAGCTAATTTTATATTTAATTATTTTCTTCTTAAACGTGATGCAGTTGGATTTATGTATCAAAATAATATTACATATGACAATGGAATGTTGGGCACATGGACAGATTCACAAGTGCCAAATACTTATTCTCACTATGCAGATCCTGTAATGGAGACTCTTTTAATGAAGGTTCTACCTGTCATGCAACAGGAAACAGGGCTTCAATTAATACCCACATATTCTTACGCTAGAATATACAAACACGGAGACATACTACGTAGACATAAAGATAGACCAAGCTGTGAAATATCTACAACTATACATTTAGGTGGTGATAAATGGCCTATATTTATAGATGGCACGGGAGCAGATACAGTTATAGATGAACACAAAGGAATTATAAAACCAAACGCACCAGCAGGCACAGAAGTCTTACTTGATGTAGGAGATATGTTAGTATATAGTGGTTGTGAATTAGAACATTGGAGAGAACCTCTAGAAGGTAATACTTGCGCTCAAGTATTTCTTCATTATAACCATGTAAATGGTCCTTTTGCTGAAAAAAATAGGTTCGACAAAAGGCCAATGTTAGGACTTCCGCCAATAACGAAGTCATAATATAATGAGGTTATATGTTACAAAAAGTAAAATTTGCACCTGGATTCAATAAACAAGTTACAGATACTGGAGGTGAAAACCAGTGGGTTGGTGGAGACAACGTTCGTTTTAGATATGGCACACCTGAAAAAATAGGTGGTTGGGCTCAACTAGGTTCTGTAGAATTAACTGGTCGTAACACAGCTATTCATCATTTTGTTAATGCTTCAGGTATCAAGTATGCAGCATTAGGGACTAGTAGTATTTTATATGCATACTCTGGTGGTATCTTTTATGATATACACCCTATCAAAGCTACAACAACTTTAACGAATGCATTTTCTACAACTAATGGATCTGCAACCGTAACCATAACTTTTTCATCAGCACACAACATAGGTAAAGGTGATATTATTTTATTAGATAATTTTAGCTCTATCACTAATTCTAATTTTGGATCTGGTGATTTTGATGATACAAAATTTATGGTAACTTCAATACCATCCGATACTACACTGACTGTAACCATGGGTTCTAATGAATCTGGATCAGGTGCGTCTACGTCTGGTGGTATAAGAGTTAGACATTATTATCCAGTAGGACCTGCAGTAGAAACTGCATCTACTGGTTGGGGTCTTGGATCGTGGGGTGGTCAAGCACAAGGGCAGTTTACATCAACACTGTCATCAGGAATTAACGCAAGTGTAACATCATTAACAATGGCAAGTTCAACATCTTTTCCCTCTACAGGAACGATACAGATTGGAACAGAGTTAATTACATACACTGGAAATAGTGGTGGAACTTTATCTGGTTTAACTAGAGGTGCAAATGGTACAACAGCTGCAACTCATTCATCAGGAGCAGTGGTAACAGATGCATCAAACTTTTTTGCATGGAATGCTGCAGCATCTGGAGATATTGTTACAGCGCCAGGTTTATGGTCACTAGATAATTTTGGTAATAAACTTATTGCAACTATATTTGGTGGTGAGACATTTGAGTGGGATTCTGATCCTACAGGTGCAACATCAACTAGAGCAACTATACTTGCAAACGCACCAACTGCATCTTCATTTAGTTTGGTATCAGCACCAGATAGACACTTAATATTTTTTGGAACAGAAACAACAGTGGGTTCATCAGGTACAAGAGATGAAATGTTTATAAGATTTTCTGATCAAGAAAATATTAATGGCAGTGATGCTTATGCACCTAGTGCAACTAATACTGCCGGCACACAAAGACTAGCAGATGGATCTAAGATTGTAGGAGCAATCAGAGGTCGTGATGCAATTTATGTTTGGACAGATACTGCACTATTTATTATGCGATTTGTAGGTGCACCTTTTACTTTCTCTTTCCAACAAGTTGGTACAAACTGTGGATTGATAGGTAAGAATGCAGCTGTAGAAGTTGATGGTTCTGCATACTGGATGTCAGAAAATGGTTTTTTTAGATATACTGGTAAACTAGAATCACTACCATGTTTAGTTGAAGACTTTGTTTACGATGATATTAATACAATTCCTAAACAACACGTTAACGCTGGATTAAATAATTTGTTTGGTGAAGTAATGTGGTTCTATCCTAGTTCCTCATCTACTGTAGTAAGTAGAATGGTATGTTATAATTATCTTGACTCAACACCTGATCGACCAGTTTGGACTACAGGTACATTAGCTAGAACTGCTTGGCAAGATTCAGCTATATTTGGTAAACCTCATGCTACAGAGTATGACACAAGTTCTAATGGCACATCTGGTTCTTCTACATTTGTTCAAGGTAACACTGATGGTGTTAGTTATTACTATGAACATGAAAAAGGATTAGATCAAATACGAGAAGGTGCAACTTCATCTATTACTGCAAACATTGAATCTGGAGACTTTGATATAGGTCGACAAGGTTTAGATGGTGATGGTGAGTTTATAATGAAGATAAGAAGAGTGTTACCAGATTTTTTAGCACAAACAGGTGATATTTTCCTTTCCCCCTCCCCCTCATCTCCT